GTCGGCTCGGTTACTTCTAACGCTACTCACCGTTATTTCTCAGTTTCTTTCAACGATCCGTTACAGCTTCATACTAATATTTCCCAAACTAGCATTGAGCGTTTCTGGGAGTTCTTCAATGTAGTTGATTCGGCTCCAGGAACTTCAGAATACGTTACACAGTTCGGAAATACATCAGCAACAGACGAAATGCATGTCGTAGTTGTTGATGCTGGTGGTAAGTTTACAAAATCCCCTGGAACTGTTCTAGAAGTATTCAAGGGTGTTTCTCGCGCTACAGATTCTAAAACAATTGATGGCGGATCAAATTATTATAAGACTGTAGTAAACGAGCAGTCAAAGTATATTTGGTGGGCTAACGATCGCTCTTCAGCAATTTCTAACACTGCTACTAATGTAACTAGCGCTTCTAACACTGCTATCATGAACCTTCGTTTCAATGGTGGTGCAGAAGTAACAACAGAAGCTAACGTATCTGTAGCAACTCTTGCTACTGGTTACGATTATTTCGGTTCGGCTGAAGACGTTGATATTTCTCTTGTTCTAACTGGTAAGTCCCGTGGTGGTACTAACGGCGAACAGCTCGGTAATTATCTCGTAGATAACATTGCAGAAACTCGTAAGGACTGCGTTGTATTCATTTCGCCAGATAAGGCAGACGTTGTTAATAACGTAGGAAACGAAGCAACCGCAATCGTAACATTCCGCAATAGCTGCCGCGATACTTCTTACGCAGTACTTGACTCTGGTTATAAGTACATGTATGACCGCTACAACGATCTTTATCGTTGGGTTCCACTCAATGGCGACATTGCTGGTCTCTGCGTTCGTACAGACAATATTAATGATCCATGGTGGTCACCTGCTGGCTTCAACCGTGGCCAGATCAAGAATATTGTAAATCTTGCTTATAACCCACGTAAGGCAGATCGTGATACTCTATATAAGTCTGGTATCAACCCAGTAGTAACATTCCCAGGACAGGGTACGGTTCTATTTGGTGATAAGACTCTACAAGCCAAGCCATCTGCATTCGATCGCATCAACGTTCGTCGTCTGTTTATTGTTCTTGAAAAGGCAATTTCAACAGCTTCGAAATATACTCTGTTCGAGTTCAATGATGCGTTCACTCGCGCCCAGTTCAAGAACCTCGTAACTCCATATCTTCGTGATATTAAGGGTCGTCGCGGTATCTATGACTTCTTGGTTGTTTGCGATGAAACAAACAATACTGGCGAAGTTATTGATCGCAATGAGTTTATCGGAGACATTTACATTAAGCCAGCTCGTTCTATTAACTTCATCCAGCTTAATTTCGTTGCTGTACGCACTGGCGTTCAGTTCTCCGAAGTTGTTGGTCAGTTTTAATAAATAGATGAGCACAAAGGAGCACTAAAATGGCATTTAATGTTAACGAATTTATTGCAAAAGGTTTGGAGTTCGGTGGCGCACGTCCTTCGCTCTTCGAAGTTCAGCTAACTGTTCCAAACCTTGCTTTTGGCGGAAATAGCGTTGACAAGTTTACTTTTGCTTGTCAAGCAGCTCAGTTACCAGCAGCTTCAGTTTCTCAGATCGAGGTTCCTTACTTCGGTCGTAGAATTAAGGTAGCTGGCGAGCGTTCGTTCGACAACTGGACTGTAACAGTAATGAACGACGAAGACTTCAAGGTTCGCTCGTTGTTCGAATTTTGGTCAAATAGTCTCAACTCTTTAGAATCAAACGTGCGCGGTATTGGTCTTGATTCTGAAAATTACAAGGGCGAGCTTCTTGTAAAGCAGTATGCTAAGAGCGGAGAACAAATTAGATCATACAGAATTGTTGGCGCTTTCCCAACTGACGTTTCTGCTATTGACCTAAACTGGAGTTCTACTGGAGCTGTTGAGTCGTTCACAGTAACATTCGCTTACGATTATTGGGTCCCAGAACTTGAGTCTGGCGCTGTAAATCGTTACGGTCTAGCAGTTTAATAGTATAAAATATATGATGCGCCTCTTTCTTTTTAGGAGATTTTGATGGAATTATTCGGCTGGGAATTTAAGCGTAGAAAAGAACTAGATCCAATACCATCGTTTGCACCAAAAGAACAAGAAGACGGTGCGGTTATTGTTGCGGCTGGTGGTTCGTTTGGTACATATGTAGATCTAGATGGTACAGTAAGAACAGAAGCCGAGCTTGTTACAAAGTATCGTGAAATGTCATTACAGCCAGAGTGCGACTCTGCTATTGACGAAATTGTAAATGAGATGGTGTCGATTGATGAAGAAAAAGTTGTATCAATTGATCTTGACAATGTTGATGTTCCAGACAAAGTAAAGAAAGCAATTAGAGACGAGTTCGATAACTGTCTCAATATTCTCAATTTCAATAGACAAGCGTATGAAATTATTCGCCGTTGGTACACTGACGGACGTTTGTATTATCATGTTCTAATTGATGAAGCTGATCCAAAAGCTGGCATCAAGGAAATTCGTTACATTGACCCACGCAAGATTCGCAAAGTGCGTGAAATTGCTAAGAAGCGTGTCAAAGGTGGCGAGATGGCAGAAGCTGTCATTCAAAGAACTCAAAACGAATATTATATTTTCA